TCCATATGGAAGAAAATTACTATCACTCAATAGTCGGAAATGAGCCATTTGATAGTTTTCAACATCTTCAATTTTCCCACCTTCGGGTAAATTGATTTGAAACTTGGTATAATTTTTATTATTAATGTCACTGTTTTCTACACGGGTAACATTATATGCACTAATTGGTTCAGCTAGATAAACACCGTATTCTGGACTAATATATAATTTTAAATAAAAATCACCATATTTAACCAAGTTACGAGTCCAACTCCACAAAAAGAATTCAATGTTCAAAATATCATAAAACAAATTTTCTAAGATTTGTTTGATATTATTGTCGTCTGTAGTTACTGTTAAAATCTTACCCAATTCATTCTTTGTAACACATTCATCTGCATAAATGTCAAGTGCTGATGCTATGATAGGATCCATATCCATAGTATCATAATCACGAAACAATTCAATACGAGCAGCTTGATAACTTAGTGTAAAATCTCTGCTATATTGATTAAATGAACTGGTACGAATACGATTAAATCTGTCACGTAATGTATTACGATCTGTTGCATACATTACTTGATCAGTATCAACTATCTTTAATTTTTTACCGCCGACATTACGAACGATTACATCGGTGGAAAACAACCTCTTTAAACGTGAATATAGTGAACGTTGTTTTAATATTTGAAATTCTTCTGAAGGCATAATTTATTATAGTATATATATATATCAAATGGTTATAGCAACCATGTTAGATTTTCTTGTTTATCGTTATTTAATCCTAATTTCATTGACCAACCCGTTTCATTTGGTTGAACTTTTGATGTGTAAACCTTGTCGTTTGAAACTCTTGAAATACCATTAATGAGACTACGATTCATATCCATACCTTGTTGACGTAATCGTAATGCAGTATCTCTGACCCACAATCCTATTGCTAATGATAATACCAAATCATCATTATAACCTCGCATTGCAGTAGCTTTATTGTTGTCCCAAATAAAAACGGATAATTCATCCAGTAATCGTTTGGAATAAACATTTACCGTATTTTCTCTAAAATATGTATCTAATTTTGAAATTAATAATGGTCGGGTTTTGGAACTATTTGTGAACCCAGGAATCATCTTTTTTTCATCACGGTAGTATTTGTTACTAATTTGACGTTCAACGTCAACATATTGTAAATCTTCGCTACTATAGAACGTATTTGGATATTGTCTGTCAATTATCGCTTGTAACACTGCCCATCCATAACTGTTGTTTTCTACAATCAATAACGCATTATTATACGCAGTTGCCACTTCTACCAGAAAGTTACCATAGTTTTTGGTAGGCATTTGACCTTTATATTCCGCAACCTGTGTCAATGTTTCAACGTCCAATATATGAAATGCACTAAAATCAGCACCATCGCCTCTAGCAACGTCAGCACATACTATATAGTTTCTACTATAATCTGGATATTCCCAAATCCAATAACCTTGATCCATACCACGAATTTCTACAGGATCTTTAGCCTTTGTATTTCTATAAAATTCAATAATTCCAGTATCAATGACTGTATTACCAGAAGATAAAAACTCAGTGTCACATTCCTGTGATGCTCGCTTTGGACCCAATTCATCGGTTTGTCTATTTCTCCAAGATTGATCTCTTTCTGGATGTAATCCCCATTTTAATCGTATTGTATTAAAGGTATTTTTCTTTGCTTCTGCATCTACCCACATTTGGTGGAAGAAATTACCAACACCATTTGGAGTAGAAAGCAATATAGCTCTACCACCAGTTGCCATAGTTTGTTGTGCAGATGTCCAGACTTCTTCAGCATTTTCGATGAAGCCGCATTCATCCATTACCAACAAGTATGAACTAAAACCACGAGCACTATCAGCAGCAGATGATGCTGCCAATACTCTAGACTCATTTTTAAACTTCAAAGATAATCTATTATCTTCTACAGTTGGAACTTTTAACCAACTTGGTAGATTGTTATTGGCCAAACGAATTTTAGAAACAATTTCTTTTGATGTATTTTGAACAGTTGATAATATCAAAACGTTTTTGCCTGGATTAAAAATCATCGTCCATAACGCATAGGCAGAAACCAAAGTTGAAATACCCATTTGACGAGACTTTAATACAATATTTCTATCATGATCTATAAAATCTTGAAGAGTTTCTTCTTGAAACGGATACAGTTCAAACGGAACAATACCTCTGGTCTGATGTTGAATCTTGACATATTTCTTCATGAAATACATCGGATCAACCAAGCATTTTTTATACTCTTCTTTTATTACATCTTTTAGAGTTTTTTGACTCATAGACTGTCAAATTTCATTTTTTCTTTAGCTTTCAAACTCTCTAATGTCATTTGTTTAGCTTTTTCTTCTACAGAAGAATCATACGAAACCTTACTCAATGCTTCATTTGTTTCTTTCAAACGATCCTCTACTTCAACCATATCCTTTTTCAAATCTTTAAGAACTTTTTCACGGGCATCGGTATCGTCTGTCCAAACTTCATGAGTTCCATCACTATTATAATATTTTAATTCCGGATCGTAATTTTCCAAGTAATCTATACTTTCTTGTAGTTTTGACTTTATTTCATTTAACTTTGCAAGCTGATTATTAAATACCGTATATCGTGCATATTCATTAAAAACGCCAAGTAATTTTAAACGATTATCAAATATAACACTACAATCATAACATTTTCCGCACTTTGGATATACTCTTTGATCCAAATAATTTCCCCACTTCATGTCAGCTTCACATATAGAACATTTTTGTTCAATATTGATGGTAGCTTTTTTCGGAACCTTTTTCTTTACTCCGTTTTGTTTTATCCATTTGTTACCTTGACTATCTTCCCACTCTTCTCCTTCTTTTCTACTCGCAACCTCCAAATTTGGATCATATCCAATTTGAATGAATGGACGATTTCCCGATAGATAGTCTTGAACTATACTTAAATTACTTTTTCCTGTAGCTCTTTTCATATAACATTAACTATATTTATATATATATAATATTTTATTTTAATGTTGATTTTTGTTAACTTTTAACCATTCGTACTTCAAATGTCCACAGTCCCAAATTCTATCATAACCATTAATCTGCATATTTTGCCATTCAGTCAAATTTGCATCAAATTTTTCAAGTTTTTGTTTTAATTTATGTTTTTGAAAATGATTTCTTTCAATTGGTACACATTTGTTTTTGTGAAAATAATGATAACCAGGTAAAGTGTCATTTACAAATGACATACCAATTTGTTTATATAAATTACCTGTAAATAATCTTTTATCACTATATGTTACAATAGAATTTACATCATAATTTTTTATAAAATGATTGAATAATTTAGAAGCACCTCCTATTACATTTGTATTTAATATATTACAATACCTAGATAACTCATATTGATATTTTTTGTCATATCTAGATTTAACAAAAGTCATTAGTGATACCAAAACATTATTATGGTATAATCCTAATCTTATAGATGATGTATCATTTCCCTGTATATGGTTATCACTCAAAAATGCAGATTTTTCATCATTAATCACTTGTTTTATTTCACATTTACGTGCAAATATTTTCTTAGATTTACCAATTTTGCTTAATAAAATGCTTTTTATTATATCTTGTTTACATCTCCATTCCCAATCCCATATATGCATCAATTGAATATTTTTATCAAGTGACAACTCAGTTTTGTGTAAATGATAATGTTTGTCCTTACCACCAGCAAGTTCACTGTGCCAATATATACCATCACATTCTATACCAAAATTTAATTCGGGTACAAAAATATCAATTTCTTCTCCGTCTAAAATTGTTCTATCATGATGTTTTGTCATAATATTATGCAAATGTAAAAAATTTAAAATTTCAATTTCAATTGTAGATTTAAATCTATTGTGGGGATTGCAGATTAAACACCTAGGTATATTACCAGAATATAAATTATCTTCAAATTCATTGTTACACACACAACATTTAAATTTATATAAATTATTATATTCCGTGCCTATATATTCATCTCTATCAAACAGTGGAACAACCACACCTTTTAATCGGTTTCCTTCAAAAATATTATTTAAAGATTCTTGAATTTTTTGAAGTCGTCTGTTTTCTTTGATATATGATAATTGAGATACATTATCAATATTATTATTTTCTAAATATTGTTTATACTTTTCAGATTTAAATCCAATTTCTCCAGTATTAGCTCTTTCTTTTGTTTTTTTAAGCGTATTTGGAGATACATTCA